CATTTTACACGACCCTGCTTTCGCTTCTCACATTGCAGAAGCGTTCGGTACTAGAGCGACTGGGCGAGCGGCTCGGCTCGTCATGGGAAAACCGGTCGAAAGGGGATCCTCGGCTTCGGGGGTTGGCGGACGAACTATTCCAGCCCTCGCAATGGCGAAAACTATTCGAACGGCGCCTAGAACCGATCAGGGAGAAAGCATACGTCTCGGGGTTGCGTTCCACGCTTGGGGACTTGGGCGTAGAGGACTTCGTGTTCACCGATGCCGCGAAGGCTGCTCTGCGCCGGGACGGCGCCCGGCTTGTCGGTTGGGCGCTCAAGACCACTCGAACCGCCCTAGTAGAACAAATAGAGCAGGGACTGACGGACGGCGAGTCTGTTGAACAAATAGCGACGCGAATCCGAAAGACATTCAAGCGAAGGAGAAACGAGGCAATCACCACGGCGCGAACCGAAGTGCTAAAGGCAACCAGTCGGGCAACGCTGGACGGCTTCAAGTTGGCCGGCGTAAAGTCGATGCGCTGGCACACGTCGCTGGACGATGCGGTGCGCGAGACGCATCAGGAAATGGAAGGCAAGACGGTGCCGGTCGGTGAGCCATTCGTGATGCCTCGTCTTGACGGTGGTACTGAATACGCGGCTGCGCCGCGCCAGGGGTTCCGGGGCTCGGCTCTGTCTGCCGGTAATACGATTAACTGCAGGTGCTTTCTCGTCCCAGTTAGCCGGGTCGTGATGGAATGACCCGGCGAGGGCGGCGGAGCGTGCTGATTCTTTCCCCGGTGGCGGACTTCTGCGCTACCGCATTTGCTCACAGCCTTGTTGAAATGATGCAGCATACGCTAGAAACAAAGCCCAAGGTGCTCGGTAGCGTTAGGTTCCAGCCCTACGGGACGAGCATACTTCCGTTCGCTAGGCAGGCGCTTGCAGAGTATGCCGTAGAGCAGGAAGCCACCCACACTCTATGGATTGATTCCGATATGAAATTCCCCCCCGACATGCTTATTCGGTTGTTGCGTAGGGAAGAGTCATTTATCGGGATCAACGCGCTAAGTCGCCGCCCCCCGTTTAGATGTACGGCGCGTGCCGCCCCGGGCGTTGCCCTCGAGACGAGGCCCGAAAACACGGGGCTTGTAGAAGTGGACACCGTGGGCTTCGGGGTCGCGTGGGTCGCGACGTCAGTTTTTGCCCAGATGTCTAAGCCATGGTTCGAATTTGAGTGGGCCCCCGAACTCGGGGTATTCCGCGGCGAGGATTATAGTTTCTGCCAGAAGGCCAAGAAGCTAGATCAAAGGATATGGGTAGATCAGGACTTATCGAAAGAGGTTAGGCACGTCGGCACGTTTGGATATTCGCCGCTCATGCCTCACATGGGAGATACCGCGAAATGAATTATCAGCGCACGCTCGAAATAGAACGTGGGGACGTAGACTCTGAATCCGGTACGTTCCGCGCCGCGTTGTTTACCGACGGAGAGGCGACGGACGGCCACATTCTGAATATCGACGGCGGTTTGATGCCGGAACGGATTCCTCTTTTCGTCAATCATCAGGCCGACCCACGCACCCAACTCGGAAGCATCGTGCCCGACGGGCGTACAGAGCATGCGCTGATGGTCAGGGGCGAAATACTCACTACCGGAGAGGGGGCGGAGGCCGAGATCCGGCGCGACATCCTGGCGAAAATACAGGCCGGCCACGTATCGCGAATGTCTGGGCGTTGGGACGCGGAGCCGGAGGCGACGCGCCCGCGGACATCGCTCCCCGCTGACCATTTCGCCCATATACCCGAAACTGCGAAAGGCCCGAAGCGGCATGGCTCGTTTTTCAGCGAGTGGCGAGCAATGGAGGGTTCGATTGTCGGCTTGAACGCGGACCCTGCCGCGACGATGCGATGGGCTGCCGAGGCAAGTAGCCCGGCGGTGGCGGACTTCTGGCGATCAAACGGGGCCGACACTTCGGGGCTTTCAGCGGCATTTGCTGCGCAATGCCGCGAAATGATCGCGGGCGGTTTGAGCGTCAAGGATTTGCTCGAAGTGCTTGTTTCTCAAGAGGGCGCCGGGGAGTCGCTTGACTACTTCGCACACCCGAAAACCCTAGAAAGACTCGAGGCGCTCGAGGCCGAACTGGCTTCATTCGCGCTCGATGTAAAGGAGAGAGTATCCGTTTCGCATTCCGCGGAATGGAGGGCCGATCCTCTCCCGGCCGTTTCCCCTGGCTTGCTGGCTAGGGTGCTGGAGTCGGAGCTCCAGAAGGCTAGACAGTCAGTGTTGGACGAAACGCGCGCCTACATCAACAGACGGCGCGGGAGGATTTCTCATGGATGAAAACAAGATTACAGAGCAGGTTCTATCGGTAGCGGATACCGAGGCGGAAAAGCGCGATACGGCGGCGATTACGACTATGGTTGCATCAATCGTGCAGAAAGAGCGAGAAGCGTGGGCGCAAGAAATTAGAGAGGAACTCGAGGGATTCGAGCAGCCCGACCGGAGCAATATCCCTGAGTTTCACAACCGCAACGGTGAAACCGTACACCGGCAGACGAGCCCGACGGAGCCGGTGTATCGGAGAATGAGCGAAGAAGAACAGGAATGGCGCAGTCCTGACGCCGACCACTGGTATCGCGAATGGATCGTTGGCCAAGTAAGGAACGATCGCGCCCAGATGTTCCAGGCGGAGGCCAAGCTAGAGGGATTGTTCGGCCGTGCGGCGACGGTAGAGGGCGCTGCTGGCGCGAGTGGCGCGCTATCGGCCGGGCTCGGGGGGGCGCTTATTCCTCGCCCGCTTGAGCAGGTCATTATGATCGCAAGGGATCGGGCGGCGAAAATGCGGCGGTTTGCCTCGTCCTTTGTGATGACCCGACAAACGCACACCGTACCGACGGCGTCGGCGATGACGGCGGCGATGACGGCGGAAAGTGCCACCGCGTCTGGTGGTGAACCCACGTTTGATTCGGTCCAGTTCACGGCGAAGAAAGCTCAGGTTACAGCAGTCGCATCGCTAGAAATGCTGGATGACGCGGCGATTGCCCTCGTCAACGTGTACGCGCAGCGAGGCGGTGCGGCCCTAGGTTCCCTGGAAGATGCCCAATTTTTCAAGGACGGCGACGGGTCGGGCAATAACATTTCCGCAGCATTCGGCGGAACCGCCTACGCCGAGGGATCTTCGGGCGTGCTTACGGTAACGGATATGCTGGCTATGTATCACCAACTAGGGCAGCAATACCGCGACAACTCAGCGTGGTATGTTGCCGGAAACGTGTTGCAACTCCTGGCAGGAGTTAGGGATGGCACCGGTCGCCAGATTTACACGGGGCTAGGTGATAACGCTGGGGTGCGCCCCATCACAGACGACCCGACGGCAGTAGGCACTATCCTTGGCAGAAATGTCTACGATGTGCCCACGACCGATGGCGAAATCGTTTTCGGGGACATGGGGGCGCTTTACATGGTCGGGAGTCGCCAAGGGATCGTATCGGCGGCTTCTGAACACGTGTTGTTCGACGCGGACCAGTTCATGTGGAAATTCACAGAGCGATTCGACGGGAATAACATTGATACGGTAGCGGCGAAGCACGCTAGCGGGATCACGTCGGCCACATCTGCCTAGCGGTAGCTAGCCGACCCACCAAGCGGGGTGGCCGGGCCGGGTTAGGGCCGGCCACCCCGCTAACGCCCAGGGGGGGGGCTCCGATGGATGCAAAAGATCTCACGGCGAAGAAAGCTCAGGTGAAAGCCATTGCATCTCAAGAAATGCTGGATGACCCGGCGACTGCCCTCATCAACCTTGTCACGCGGCGGAGGGGGGGGGTTTCGATGGATGCAATCAAAAATGCTCACCGGGCGGTGCTGGACCTTCTTTCTGATTTGCCCTACGGAAAAGTAGAAGAGAGGCTAGCGGCAGTCCGAAAGGTGCTAGAGGATGCTGGCATCGGGGGAAAGCCTAAAGCCCGGAAAAGCAAGGCCGGGCGGGATAGGCGAGCCACCGGCGGCACGAACCGGTCCTCGGACTAATGCCTGACAGAATACCTATCGGCACGCTCCCGGGGCTAACGTCGCAGCTTGACGGCGTTGACATCCTAGTAGCCACGCTTGGCGTCGGCGCGACGGTCACTCGATGCCTTTTGCGCCACACTGATTATGACGATTCGGGCGCCACTGATACATCAGTGACGGGTGCGATACGCAACGCAACGGGCGGCGGCGGCAGTGGTATTTCTTTCACGATACCCGATCAGACCCAAAGCGTTGTAGTGACCGGTTCACTTTCTGTAGGTAGTTCCGCGTCGATATATCTCCGCGTGACCGCTGGTTCGGATTCCATGAACTTGACCGGGTGGGTGGAAGTAGCGGGCGCGGCTGCGCCAGCGACAACGGCCCTAACAACCCTAGCCCGCGTCAAGGAGTATCTCGGCATCACGGCTAGCACATGGGACGACCAGTTCAATAACCATATTGCAGAAGTGAGTGCGGAGATTCAGTCATGGCTAGGGCGCAAGATCGTGGAAACCACTTCAACCGGTGAAAAGTTTGACTCTTCTGGGCGCAACGATGCGCTAATCGTAACCGGGTTCCCTGTGATTTCCGTTGCTAGCTTGACGGAAGACGGAACGGCGCTTGTCGAGGACACCGGGTTCGAACTGACGGAGCAGGATAGGTCTGCAGGCAGAATAACCCGCATAGACTCGAGCGGGAACGCACTAGCGTGGGCGCGGGGGGCTAGAAATATAACCGTCACGTACACGCACGGCTTCTCGTCCGTCCCGGAAGGGGTGACAGCGGCAGCGACAAGGCTAGTCGCTGCTGATTTCCGGGAAAGTCAACCGGGGGGCGGTCGGTTCGGTTTGGATGGCAAGGCGCTTGATACCGGTGGCGCCGCTGGTTATCGCTCGCGCGCTGATATTTGGGAATCACTTAGCCCCGCATTGGCACCGTATCGGAGGGTTATCTAGTGGCTGTGCAGCTAGGTGTGCGCGTCGTCGGAGTTAGGAACGTGGTTGAAACCCTAGAGCGTATGTCCCCGAAACAGAATCGAGCGTGGGTCGGCGACGCTCTAAAGGAGTGCGGAGCGGAAGTACAGGGGCTAGCGCGGCGGCGATACATTAAGCGGGGTGGGCGGATTCGGGGGCCGCGGGGTCCGCGCGGTGGGCGTGGCAAGTTGACAGACGCTCCCGCAGATCGCCGCCGTATCACATCGCGCACCGGGCGTCTGAGGGATTCCATCCGGGTTGGGTTACGCAGGTCATCGCAAGAGGTGTCTATCGGCTCGGATGTCGTTTATGCAAGGGTCCACGAGTTGGGCACGGGCGCTGCAGGTATCAGGATATCGCCGAAAATGCGTCGGCTATTGCACGCCAAAGGGATACACCCCAGGAAAACAACCCGGTACGTCAGGATCCCTAAACGTCCCTATCTGGCCCCCGCGTTGCGGGATGCGTCAAGGCGGTTCCAGCGGATTTTTATTGATGCGTGGGAACGTGCGTTGTGAGTGATGCCGGCGACATTGTTTCCGCGATCCTGGCGGATGTCGCGGCAGCCGTAACGCTCGGTGCGTCTTCGGTTGAGGCGGTGTCTGTTGAAAACCTGCCGGATGATGACTTCCCTTTTGTGATGATCGTACAAGCAGACTATGAAACGGATCGCATCGACTGGCTGCAAGAAATTCGCGCATGGACCGTAACAGGGGAACTGTATCAACGCGGCGGGACTCGTGAGGACATCCAAACGAAATTAGAGGGTATCCGCGCACAAATAGCGCTAGACCCTACGTTGTCGGGGAGCTGTGACGATTGCACCGTTTCGGTCGCGGTGCCGGATTCCCACCCGGATTCGGAAACCCTAGCGGGCCGGTTTTCGGTGCAAGCGGTCAGGGTAGAATAGCGTGGCTACTATCGACGGCGTGAGGGGGATTCTCGAGACTGCTGCTATCTCCGCCACGAGTGCCACGGATGCGCTCGAGATGGGCGTCTCCCGGGATCGGGCAGTTTCGGGAACGGCGCTGCGTGTCATGGCTATCTCAGCGGGTGTAGATTCTGGGGAATCGAACGTTTCCTATGATGTCGCACGTTACCGCGTGGAAATGTTGCATCGGCTTTCCAGCCGAACCGCGGCAGCCGAAGAGACGTACCTAGCGGCAGCGACATTAGATCAGCGGGCGCTAATGCTTCTCAGCTTTTGGCGTGGCTTGTCTGGGGTCAACGAACTGGTTGACGTCCCGACATTGGAAGAACCCCAGCGCACCGGGCGCGTCATCGAATACAACGTGACGGCCACGGTGTCGCTAGAACCGTAGGAGCTTTAGAAATGGCGGCTGGAACTAAATTTGATTTCGAGGTAGCGGTGGCCTTTGGCACGCAGACCGCAGAGGGGACATACAACTCTACGCTTGACGGAATTTCTAGCACATTGTCATACACGCAGGGGCTAGTGCAGGGTGACTCTCAGAGCGGAATTAAGGAGTCCGGTTTGGCCCTGGGGCTTGAGCGCGGTTTGCGAGAAAAGGCATTGATCGGGTCAACATTCACGCGGAATCTGTCTGACTTTCTAAGGGCCGAAGTGCCTACATTTACTTTCGCGTTCCCGTTCGTTGGAAACCGGGCCGATGCTGACGGCGGTCCGGCGGACGCCGACGGCACCCCCATTGCGGGGATTGACGCATTGCTGGAGGGTGCGGGTATGGTCGGCGCGGCATGGGGTTCCGGCATCGGGTGGCGCTACGTCTTCGGGTCGCCTAGCCCTATTTCAGCGCTGGTCTACCTGTCAGGGATGCGGCTGGAGTTGCTTGACTGCCGCAGTTCAATGTCTATCGACTTCACCCCCGGAAGCATTCCCATCGCGACGGCGACTCTATCAGTCGGGAGCATTAAAGATCAGTCGCTAGCGAGCCTGCCTACGCCTACATGGGGCGAGCAGGCATCGGTATCGGCCCCGGTGGTCGAAAATATCGGGAACGAGTGGGAAGATACCCGCGGCTTCGCAACGGGTACGCTGGCGATCAGCAACTCGGTAACGGAAATTGACGATTCGAACGCGCCGACTGGTGAAGTCGTCGAAAACACGGGGCGTGAAACCACATTCGACGCAACGCTTTTCGCGTCCAGCACCGTGGATAAGGGGTACGAATACTCGCAGTTGACCGCAACTGCGGAGGGCACCCTAGACCAGTTGTCATTCCAGGTAGGCTCGAGCATGACTGCCGGCAACCCGGCGAAGGCCGTTCAAGTTGTCATTCCCAACCCCGAACTGACCACCCAGGCCGCGAACGTGCTTGGAACCAAAGCGGCCTACGATATCAGCGTGTCGGCCCGTGGTGCGGCAGCGGGTAGCGGAAATGATGAGTTGGAAATCTACTTCCGGTAGGGGTCCGCATGGCTAAAAGGATGAAAGTCGAAGCGGTTATAACCGCTAGGGACCAGGCGAGCGCGCCGATCGGGCGCGTAGAGTCTCGCTTTAAGGGCCTTGCGTCTACTATAAGCAAAAGCAAGGTCAAAATAGTTGCGGCGCTAGCTGGCATTGCGGTTGCATTCCAGCAACTGCAACGGGCTGCGGACCTAAAGGGCCAAACCGCCGCGCTTCGCACCCAGCTAGCACAACAGGGGCAGGATCTCGATACCTACCTGTTGAAACTGCAGGAAGTGTCACGGGGAACTATATCGACTGCGGACTTGATCGGGGCATCCAGCCGCGCGCTACTGCTCGGGATTCCTGCCGAGAAGATTTCAGAACTGCTCGAGACTGCGAGGGCTTCCGCCATAGCCACCGGGCAGTCTGTATCAACCGCGTTTAATGACATCACGACGGGCATAGGCCGCGCTAGTCCGCTGATACTCGACAACCTAGGCCTTATGGTCAATCTGACCGAAACCTACGGGCAGGCTGCGGAAAGCATAGGCATCGCAGCGGAGGAAATGACCCAGACCCAGAAAAGCGCGGCCCTGCTAAACGCCGTGCTCGATATAGGAAGGCAGCGCGTAGCGCAATATGGCGAAGCGCAGGACTTAGTCTCGTCTCAAATGCAGAGGGCTAACGCGACGCTCGTGAATCTCAAAAATGAAATGTTCAATTTTGGGAATCGAGTTGTCCTTTTCCTTACTTCGCAGCTTTATGGGCTCTATTCAATCATGGCCCTGCTCAACGCAGGGGTGGACACATTCCGAATAGAAATCCACAAACTAAGCTCCGCGTTGAATCCATTTATTAGCCGAAATGAAAAGTGGCTTGCACAAATGACTCTGCAACGGGATAGATTCAGGGAGATCGCGGAGGAGTCTAGGAAAACGGGTAAGGATCTTCTATCTGCCGCATTATCAACCGAAAAACTAGAGCAGCAAACGCGCGTCCTCTCTTCCACGTCAGAATCAGCCCGTGCCCGCCTCAAGGAACTAGCGGGGCAGGTTGGCGCGAACACGGAAGAAACGGCGAGGTTATACGAGGTAACATTAGACGCATCGAGCGGGTTTCGGGATCAGGTTCAGCAACAAAACGCGCTAATTGCGTCCACGCAGCGACTCATAACTACCAAGCGCGATTTTATCGCAGTTGAACGCGAACTAGGACGCGCAGCCGCTGAACGCGCAGCGATACAGAGCGGCGCCGTGGGCGAGGGGGGCCGGCTCCGCTTGCCCGGTGGCAGTCGCAGACTGATTCGAGGCGGTGCCGGTAGTACCCCTTTCCAGTTTTCCGGCGGAAAATTCGTCTTTATTGACGGCCGCAGAGCCCAGGTTTTCCCAGATGGTAGGGTGGTGTTCCCCTGATGGCGTGGCGTGCCCCCCGGTATTGCTTGCTACACGCTGCGCGCGACGCTGGAGCTTCGGCGATCACTTCTGCCAACGCTTTCGAGACGGCCGAACCGAAAGAGCACCTGATAGACGACCGCGCCGGGAGCCTCGCTCGTTTCGCGGCATCGGCTGCCGATCATTATATACAGATAGACAGGGGCGCGGGGCTAGCACTCGAGGCGATTGATCGCATGTGGATTCCACCGGGGCACAATTTCGAGGGGGTAACGCTTCGGCTGCGTTCCGCGGATGACGCCGCTTTCACATCGGGGGTAACGGCTTTAGCGGAAGACGAGGCGGATGAAACGAGCGAGCAGGCTATAGATCGGACCGCCACTTCAAGCACGCAGCGATATGTACGCCTAGACTTCCCACTAGATAGCGGGACGTGGCAGCTAGGGGAACTCGTATTGTCGCGGACTCGCACGACGGTACGAGGCCCGGCGAGGGGGTGGCAAGATGAGTTAGCCGCGAATGTTGAGTCTCTCGCATTGCGTAGCGGCGCCGAGGCGGTTCTTGTCCAGGGTGTAAACCGGCGGCGCATTGCGCTGACGTATCGCGACGTTACCGAGGCCGCTGACCTAACTTTACTAAATGACCTAGCTGTGCTCGGCCCGGCTTACCCGGTCCTGGTGGATCCGGCGTTTGATAGCGAACTC